ACCAGTTAGGTAAAATGTACCGATTAACGCAAGTACTGAAATGATTAGCTACTGGGAATGTAAACTAAAAGTTAATGGGCAACCTAAAAGCATTGAGATAGTAGGAGAAAACCCTACCTTTGAGAAATACGAGAATAGGATAAAAAGAAACTTTAGCCCAAAAGATAAGATAGAGTTTGTCGCTTTTGTGCTTAAAGTGGAGAAATTAGGGCTGATTAGAAATAACGATATATTATGAATAGAAAGCAAACATTAAAATGGCTTAAAATAAAGCGATATAACAAAGCATATCAAATTTTGATACAATGGTATGAAAGTAAACTTAAACAAGCAAGAGAACGCTTAAAATAGCCTTATTTCGCAATTAAAAGATAATTAGTATCTTTGTGCTATTGTAAACAACAATTATAAACAATATGCCGTTCGAGAAAGGTAAAAGTGGTAATCCAAATGGTAGGGGTAAGGGAACTCCTAATAGGCTTACTAAAACCGTACGAGAAACTATTTTAGAAGCGTTTAACAAACTTCAAGAAGACCCAAAGGTTAATATCGTGCAATTTGCTAAAGATTACCCAAGAGATTTTTACACCATCGCTGCGAAGTTAATACCTACTGAAATAAGGGGTACAATCAATACAAGCGATGAAGTGGACTATTCAAAGCTATCAGATGCAGCATTAGAGGAAATTATCAATGCAACTACTAAAGACGAAAGCGAAAGCAGAGAAGTGTAAAAGAGATTTTTCATTTTTTGTACAAGAGTTTTGGAGTGAGATAATATCCGATACTCTTATTTTTAATTGGCATATCCCCTACTTATGCGAAGAATTGCAAAACCTTTCATTGGGTATAGTAGGTAGAATACCTAAAGAATACGACTTAACTATAAACATCCCTCCTGGTACTTCAAAGAGTACGATAGCAACTGTTATGCTACCTGCTTGGATATGGACTATTGACCCTACTATTAGAGTGCTTACTGCATCTTATTCGAGTTCATTAAGTTTAGACCACGCTATTAGGTCAAGGGATATTATCCAAAGCGATAAATATAAATCATACTTTGGGGATATTGAACTAAAAGCAGACCAAAATAACAAAGGGCATTATAAGAACACCAAAGGAGGCGAAAGGTACGCAACTTCAGTAACTGGAACTATTACTGGATTCCACGCTCATTTAATTATTGTAGATGACCCTATTAACGCAAATGATTCATTTAGTGAGATAAGCAGAAAGAAAGCTAATGAGTTTATGGATACCACACTTTCAACTCGTAAGGTAGATAAAGAAGTAACCCCGACTATTCTAATTATGCAAAGGTTACACGAAGATGACCCTACTGGAAATTGGATAAAAAAGAAAGATAAAAAGATTAAACATATTTGTTTACCTGCTGAAATAAGCGAAGATATTAAACCGATTGAGTTAAAGGATAATTATATAGATGGTTTGTTAGACCCTATTCGACTATCAAGAAACGTATTACACGATATGAAGATAGATTTAGGCAGTTATGGTTATGCAGGGCAAATGATGCAAAGACCTGCTCCTTTAGATGGTGGTATATGGAAAAAGTGGTTTAAGGTTATCCCTGATTCAGATTTCCCACAGAATTTAGTAAACCTTGCAACTGATTGGGATTTAGCGTACACCGAAAAAGAAACTAATAGTGCAAGTGCTTATGTAACGAGTGGTAAATTAGGAAACGATATGTACATTCAAGATATTGGCTTTGAATGGTTAGAATTTCCCGACCTTATCAATTATATGAAGTCAAAGAAAGCACCACACCATATCGAAGCTAAAGCAAGTGGTAAGAGTGCTAAACAATCATTGTCTAAATTAGGTATCCCTGCTATTGAGGTTAAGGTAACTGGAGGGGATAAGATAGCACGAGCAACACAAGTAACACCATTCGCAGAAAGTGGAATGATTTACATTAAAGAGAGTTTAGTTAATAAGCTATACCACGATGACAAGCAAGGTATTTTAAATTTCCCTAATGGGCAACACGATGACTTGCAGGATGCACTTGTACAAGCAATATTTCGATTACTTGTAAGGTCGTTTGAGTTTGCAGTAAGGTAGTTTGTTTATTGCTAATAATTTTAGTATTTTTGCTTAAATTGTTATCAATCATATGGGTTTACTCAACAGAACAAAAGCAGCATTTCAGGCTTTTACAAATAGCGACAATGTTACTAATAATCTATACAAGGCTGTATATTCATTCTTCAATGGGCAGTTTTACACGCTAACACAAAATAAAGAAAGCTATGTAAAAGAGGGCTATCAGAAAAACATTTCTGCATATTCAGCTATTAAGCTAATTTCAGGTAAAGCAGCAAATGCAAGGTTTTACGCTTATGAGTGGAAAGGGGATAAGAGGGTAGAGTTAGATAAGAGCCATCCAGCTAATCAGTTGTTAAGAAAGCCAAACGAAATGGAACGCCAACAACAATTTGTAGAGGAGTCTGCAAGTTGGTTAAGCATTACTGGGGATTTATACCTATATCGAATTAAGTTCCAAACGGGAGCAAATAAAGGGCAAACTGCAAGGGTTTACGCTTTACCTTCTCAATATGTACAGATTATCGGAGGTGGACAATTTGAGCCTATTAAAGGGTATAAGTTAATAATAGGCAATCAAGAGGTTACATTCAGTCCCGAAGAAATTATCCACGTTAAATACTTTAATCCTAATTGGGATATTTCAGGCAGTCAATTATATGGACAAGCACCATTACAAGCAGCATTAAACACCGTACAGAGTTCAAATGAGGGTACAAATGCAAAGATTAAAGCATTTTTAAATGGTGGTGTATCAGGGCTATTATCGGGAGCAGATGCAAATATGCCTTTAAGTGTTGAGCAGGTTGACCAATTAAACGATAAGATAGGTGCTAAAATGACTGGAAGTAACAATGCACATCGAATCGTAGCGACCAACGGAATAGTAAACTATCAACAAATAGGATTAAGCCCTGCTGATTTAGAGGTGTTAAAATCTATTGAGTTTGATGAGCAAATGATTGCAAAGGCGTTTGGTATTGACCCTATATTATTTAGTTTAGATTCAGCATCATATAACAACAAAAAAGAAGCGAGTAAATCATTAGTTAATAATGTAATTACCCCGATGTTGAATTTATTAGCTGATGCTTACACCGATATCATCGAAGACCCTCGTATATACGTTGGCTATGATATTTCTCATTTCGAGGAAATGCAACAGAATCTAAAGGAAACAGTTGATGCTTTAGATAAGGCTTGGTGGATTACTCCAAATCAGAAGTTAGCACAAATGGGGCGTGAGTTAAGCAAAGATGCGTTAATGGATAAAGTGTACATACCGACTAGTTATGTGCCGTTAGATGAAGTTTCTGTACCAATGGATGCAAACCTAAAGAACTTCGAATACACTAATGACTAAAGAAGAAAAAATAACAAAAGAGTGGGAAGCATTTAGACTTCGTTTGTATTTGTTGGGTTATGCTAAATTTTCAAAGGCATTAAGAAAGCAGATAGAGCCTATATTATTATCGTTATCGAACACACAACAGATAGTTCTAATCAATGCAATGAGTACGGAGTTAATCACTACACTACCTATTCAACAAGCATTTAACGAGTTTATTTCTATTGTAGGGGATAGGTCAGCAAAAAAGACTTATCAGTTATTTATGAGAAGTTTGCCAAATAGTGCTAATATTTCTGTGGGATTTGGTTCGGATATTTTCAAAGCACAAATGCAGGAGTATCTAAACACTATTGGAGGTCAGCACATTAAGGATATAACCGATACTACAAGGAAATTAGTAAGTAAGGCATTTACCGATGGAATAGAAGCAGGGGATACGACAAGGCAGTTAAGTAAAAGGATTGAAAGCTATACATTAGGAAGCAATGGAAGTGGTTTAGAGGGTAGAATAAACGTAAAAGCACGAGCATTGATGATAAGTAAGACTGAAACATTAATGGCAAGTGAAAAAGCAAAGGATTTACAAATAGATGAAAGCGTTTATTTGTATGAAAAGAAATGGATTCACGACCACCCTAAAACACCACGAAGTACTCATTTAGATGTAGCAGGTAGAAAGCCTATTGATAAAGATAAGGATTTTAACGTAGGTGGTGTAATGATGCGATATGCAGGAGACCAAAAAGGTGGTGCAGAGAATGTAATTAACTGCAAATGTTCAACAATCTACCTACCTAAAGAAGATGCTAAAGGGGACTTAATAAAGAAATGAAAGTACAAGGGCTAACAACGGTAACGAACGCAATCAAACGCAAGGGTAAAGCTATTGAGGATGGGGTTAAGATGAACGTGGAGAAGTATGGACGTAAGATACAAGCACAAGCACAAAGTAATGCTCCTAAAGTTGCATCTACGTTTGAGGGTACTATTAGCATAGATGGACAACCAAGTAAAGCAGGGTTATCTTACATTATTCAGGCTAGAAATACTGGTAATGATGATGTTGCTGCTTGGTATGAATTCGGCACTGGGAAAAATTATCTTCAAATGGCGTCAAGTTACACACCTGAAATGCGAAGAATAGCACAATCGTATTACCGAAATGGTAAAGGAACTATTAAAGCACATCCCTATTTATTCCCTGCTTACTATAAGTATCGAAAAGAGTTTATTCAATCAATAAAGGCATTAGTTAAAAAAGTTGTTTAACTCTTTGCTTTTACTTCAATTTGTAATATAGTAATAAATAACTCATTAATCATTAGCTCTCTTTCTTTATTATCCCAACACTTATCAATACGTTTAGTTAATGCTATTATAGTATCATACTTAAACTTACTTGCTTTGCTTTTAATGTTATAATTTATATAATCTCTTATTGCTCTTAAGGTTTCTTTCTTTAACTGATTAAGACAACCACCATTTAATCTAATTATATCAATAGCTTCGATAATATTAATATGAGTAAGTATTTTAGGAGATTCACATAAGTAAGCTGATATATTCTTATCTGATAGGTTATTACCCTTACTTACACCCCAATAATCAGTATTATATAATTTTATATATTCTTTAAATATTGGTAATAAAATCCTATCTATATCTCTGTAACCTACACGATATGTATTAGTTCTATGCTTATACTCTGAAATCTTTAATCTTAA